ATATTTCCATACGCCAAAGCGCTTGAGAGAATGTATGTGTTTGTCCCAATATTTTGTGAGTAGACGGAGTTATCCAGATCGAAGTTTGCCGGGATATCGAAAAAACCCAGTATCCTCGGTATCTTTGCCGCCATCACTGCTGACCAGATTAGCTCACCTGAGGCATTGAATACGTCTTTGTATCCGCTCTCTACGGGAATGTCACTTCTTGTTCTTGCAACGACTCCGGCATTGGCTGTCATCCAGTCACCTTGTCCAGCAAAAAAGAATCTTGCTCCCTCGTTGGGCTTAAACCACTTGAGCGAACCGTCATTGCCCGGTTTGGCTGCAACAAAACCCATATCCGTGGAATTACCAAGCTGACATTTAATATCGTAATAACCGATATCAGTTAAGCTATAATAACCAATAGTATCTCTGAAATATGTACCCTTGTAATTGGAATCAATTACAAGCGCTCCGGCAGCATTAAATATCTGATATCCACTCATATGAAAGCGTACACGTCCAAAGTTAATGTTACTGATTTCGGCCCGCCGACCCGTATTATTTGTATCCCATCATTAAGACATCGGGCAGCAAATTCATAAGTGTCCGCACCAAATCCGGGCGCATTGGATTGAGCGCCTACGATAACGGCAAAACAGCCACTTAATGTCGCACCAGAAAAAGGCACAAATAATTGAGCGGCATTTGTATCGATTGATGTAGACGTTCTACCTAAATAACGTGTGTTGTAATCGCCAATATCAACCACCAGTTTCCCGGTGGCATCCCAGCATTGCAGACCTGCAGGCATAATTTCTCCTTACCAGAGTCCTTCCCTGATGCGCAAAGTTCCATTTCCGTCGTAAGTCAATTTGAGCACGCCACTATCGAGTACTCTTCCAGCACCATTCGAAGCATTTCGTTCAAATAATCCAGACTTATCCAAACGCCAGCCGGCAGAACCAGACACAAAATTATTGGACTGAATGAAGCTGCCAATCATGGTGTTTTCAATCCAACCTTCGCCAATGAACGCCTGATTGATAAGCACCTGCCCATTCTTGATGATGAACGGAGAGAACACGTTATTGCCGCTGCCGCTGGCCACAACAAACTGGTTAGCGTTCACAGCAAAGCGCGTGACGACTTCCGTCCCATTGATGGTGACTGCAACTGACATGCCCGCATCGTAATTGGTGCCGCCATATTTGATGCCTGCCTTAAGCGTGTAGATTGCAGAACCACCGTTTGCATCCGCATAAGCAGTCATCTTCTCAGAGATAGCGGCCTGCTGTTCCGCAAACTCTGCAACCACATCAGTACGCAATTCAGCCACAGATTTTTCGGCGTCAGCTGCCACTTTGCTGGCCTGAATTATCCCTGCAGAGTTCTCGCCAAAATTAGCCCACTGCTGTTCAACGTGGTCATAGTTGGCAAGAATATCCTCTGCCAGTGCTTTCGGGTCAGTGATGATCGGTTCAAGCAAAGCCTGTCCGTCAGGCGATTCAATAAACTCCTGGAAGGAGTCACCAATCAGGTCATTTGCATTAACGTTGGACATGCCCGGCACAAAGGCAGTCCAGTCACCCGAGTTACCAATTCGATCCACAAGCCTTGCCCGGTACCAGCGGCGTACGCCAGCGGGCATTGGCCCATGCTGATAACTTACGCCGGGATAGGGAACATAGGCGAGAAACTGAGGGTTCTGGCCATCCGCCGTTGTTGCCACCTGAATTTCTGTATACGCGGTATCGCCAGAGCCGTCCGGAAATGCCCAGGTTACATCAATAGCCCATACAACATTGTCCGTCGCAAAAAGGCTGACCGGGGTGCCGGGCTTACCAACCTTGCCTGTCAGTGAAGTTGAATCAGAGTATCCCCACGGTGAAGATACCTCTGCGGCATTAACACCACGCACACGAACGTCATAAACACCGGTATAAATACCGCTGATGCTGAATCCCTGAGCGCTGCTCTGACTGACGTTAATCCAGTCACCTTTATCTTTTCGCCACTGAGCCACATAACTGATAGCACCTTCCACGCGTTCCCACGTTACCTGAATACTGGCTACAGATAGCCCCTGCTCGATGTAGCTGACCTCCGACACTTTTATATTGGCCGGGGGCTTAAGCACATCAATAGGTGTGACAGTGATAGGAGCAGGCTCAATACGTACGCCGTCGTCAATGTAGCGATATTTGTTTGGATCATGCTGCACACCAGCAACGGTAAACGTACCATCGTCGTTTGATGAGATTGATGTAACGCGGAAGTACTGAATAGCCAGGCTGTCGCTGTCGATTGCCCACACCGCCCCCGCTTCAGGCGTCATGCGGTAACTGGTTGTGACCATCACCGTCTGCTTATCGCTGCTGACTGACGCGATAGTGCGTGTCTGAGCAGTGCCATCTGGCAGATTGACGACCAGCCTGTCTCCTGCAGCGTAATCAATAGCCCTGTCCAGCTTCACGCTATGGCCATTAACCGCACTGATTCGTCCGCCGTTCTGTTTCCCGCTGCGGAAAGGATCGGCAACACCGATGATTTCTGCCGGTATCGGTATATATCCATCCAGGCCAACGCCGAATGATATGGTGCCGTCTTTTGCGTTCGACAGTAGCGCCCAGCGTCCGCGCCGGTGCGCTTCACTCTGAGAGGTGCATCCTATAGCCGTCAGCGATATTTCACGCACGTCATAACGCGCCACAAGATCAGAATCATAGACACCTTCTACAGTGTCGGAATAATGATTTACCGGATCGGAATAACTGACATGGCATGATGAATAGCGGTTTTTGTAGCTGCCACCTGCATAAGTAAAAAGACCATCAACCACGTTGGCGGCGTGATAAATGAAATCGACGTCAACGTTACCGTCTGCATCAACCTGCGGTACATCAGCGTTAACAAAAATCTGACTGTTTCCCCAGAAGGTGATGCCGCGAAAGATGGCTGCTATATCCTTTAGCATGGTATATGCGTCCTGCTGGCTCTGTATGAAGACGTTGCAGGTAAACCGTGGCTCAGTGCCGCCAGCGCCATCAGGCACCATCTGATCGCAATACTGCGCGATAGAATAAAGCTCCCACTTGTCGATCATTGATGCATCAACACGGGTACCCATGCCGTAAATTTTATCCAGCACCAGGTCGTAAAATATCCACGCCGGGTTGTCGGTATAGGCGTACTTGAAATTACCCTGCCAGTTGCTGCCATAAGAACGGCTTACCGGATCGTAAGTATCCGGCACACGAACCAGCTTACCCTTTGGCTTGCAGGTAATTTTTGGTGCCTGACCGTTAAACTGCGAGGCGTCAACTTCCACATACAGTAGCGCGGTGTTTGGGTAGCGCAGTTTGCTGTCGATGATTTCAGCAAATGAGAATACTTTGAATGCGTTGATAAGTTTTGAGGAGTTTGAATCGGGTGTGATTCGGCGTACACGAATAGACCAGCCGGCTGATGATTTTGGTAGATCGATGCGATGGTCGCGCTGATATTCTGATGTGGTCTTACCGTTGAAACTTCCGTTGACTACCTGAACCCATGATCCACCATCTGTTGACAGGTCTATCGCGTACTGCGTAACTGTGCCGACCATATCTCCATTATCTTTATACTGATACTGCACAGGCAAACTCAGCTTTATACGGACCGCGTCAAGAGAGAGGTTGGTGTACTGGCGCGTCCATGGCACGGACTGTGTGACGGTTACGCCAACTGATAGCTCGTTATCAACCTCTGGCATACCCTGAATATATGTCTGGTCCTGAGTGCCTTTTCTCCAGTCCCAGATAACGCCGGTGAAGTTATAAGTACCATCATCGTTAGCCAGGCGGGTATCGTTCAGGTAAATTGCCTGTGCCGTCAGGTCTCCCTGAATTTCTCCCTCCGAAATTGCCAGCAGCAGTTTCAGCTTGGCTATCGAAAGCAGGTCATCCGCCTGCTCTACCGGCGTGTGCGCGCTCCCGCCGCCGCCCTTGCCACCCTGATAAATCATCTCACCGTCGAGAAGTCGCATATTTCACCCATAAAAAAAGCCACCCGGAGGTGGCTTAGATGCTGACTGTTAATCACTGCTGATCGCTGGTATAGCTCCCTGCGCTGATAATGGCGCCGCCAATTTCCCGGCGTCCGTACAGAACCGGAACCGGATAGCCCATGGCCACAGTGTTAACCGGCGCGCCAAACGCATAGTTAGGTTTGTTATCCGTACTGGAAGATGCGCCGATATTGTATTTTGGCTGCGGGGTGAGCATCTGAATCACGCCGCCCAGCGCCATGCTGATGCCCAGACCTGTTAGGGCTGTTGTCACTGTCGTGGCACTCACACCTAAAAGCGTGAACGATGCGCCAGCAGTAAAATAGGCGGCAACCAGAGCTACGGCACCAATAACAATCTGCAATACGCCGCCGCGCTTCGAGCCCTCCATAATGGGCTCCATCTCAAATTCAGTGGACGCAGATGACATATCAAATTCCTGAATCCCGATGTTTTCTTTGCCGCTAAAAAACGCGAACCGCACGCCGCTGAGGTGCGCATTCGATACATACTTCTTGAAGCCAGGCACCTGTGAGCACATAGCACGAATCAGTTCGCGCAGGTCCGCTACGTGATACTGATGCACAGCACCAAACTTTTTCGCCATCAGGCCTTTCAGCCGCATCGTTTTAAGCATCCAGTAACTCCTTGCGGCGCACGACGCGCACTGTTCGGTTGCGCCAGTAATCACCGTACGGCACACGGGTTGAGAGGTTTCCTGAGTTGTGGTGCAGCATCAGGTTGTCGCCAAGGTAAATGGCGGCGTGATTTGTTACCGGCGACTGCAAACGCATCATGATCATATCGCCCTTGCGCATATCCGTCGGGTCAACAAGTACAAAGCCCTCTGCCTGCCAGTTGTCGTCATAGCGACTCTCTTTGCCGTCGAGCCACCACTCATAATCAACCGACCAGTTATTCAGCGAGATGCCGTGCTCCTGCCGGTAGTAATCCATGATCAGCGTCCAGCAGTCTGCAAAGCCCAGCACCCACTGCCGACCGACAAGCTCACGATCGCCGCGCGGGCTGATTGTGCAGAAATCGCCGTCAGGCCATGACATGATCCCCCATTCAACCCCGGAATAGTCGCACTGAACGCGGTCCATCTCGGACGGGATAAGCTGCGGTACGTCAGGGTGAGAGTGAACAACCATGAGGATAGTGCCGCGCTTTTCAGCCGCGCGCTTATCTTCCGGCAGAATGGAGAAATGTTCTGTCGGCTTATCAGATGCATTGGTGCACGGCACGTATTCCTGCGCACGGCCAATCTGCACAACAAGCCCACAGGCCTCTTTCGGATATTCGGCGGCCACGTGCTCGCGAATCGCCTCCATAATTTTTTTTCGCATCGCTATTTACCCTGAAGGTTTGCCGCAGGGAATCCGCCAAAAGACAGCGGCTGGTCTGCGCCA